AACTTCTTTTTTATATTCAAGATAAATACGTAAAATTTCTTTATAATTATCAGGAAAATCTGGTTGTGTTAAGATTTGTGATATTTTTTCATCATCAACTTTACGTTTATCACTAAAATTCGGTACCTTCATGAAGCCATAAATCAACATTCCCATATCTTTAACACTATTCATATTAAAGTTATCAAAAGGAATTTTAGGAAAAGCTTCAGATAAAAGCTTAATAAATTTATCTTTAATAGCACTAATACTATCAATTAATTCAAGATTAATTTTATTCTTCAAATCAATATCAACTTTAACACCTTGTACACACATATTTACAAGATGAGGTTGAATACGCATAACGTGATTGAAGAAAAATCCATCAAGTTTTTGTGCTTGTAATTCTTTAAGAAGTTCATAATGAGCAGCTAATGTTATACAAACATCTTTAACATTATATCGCCAGTATTGGTTAATATCTCCACCTTCTTTCCAAGTTTTTCCATCATCTTTATAATATGGATGTGTTGTATACATAGATGTTAGAAAACCTAAATTATGAGGAAGTCTTGGATAAAGTGTGTGATGTGCCAATAAAGTATCAAAATAACACTTAAACACAGGAAATCTGTCTTTATATCCAAGCCAGCTATCATCAAACGAGCCGTTTTGTGTCACAATTTTACTGTTTGGATCAATTAATAGCCTACATAAAGCACGTCTGATATTTATTTCTTCTTGAATTGTATAAACATTTTTTGTATTATCTCTAAAATTAATACAAATTCCTTCATGTGGATCATTAGCTAGACCTACACAACACATTTCGTTACCAATTGTTTCAATATCTAATGCAAAAGGCTTCTTTTCGTTCTGAATTTTATAAATATATTTCAAAGCTTGTGAAGCTGTCGGATTAATGATGTGATTTATTTGGTATTCTTGATAATCACCAGACACAAGTTTATAAAGTTTATATAAATCAAACTTAAAAATTGCTTCCCATTTAGGCTCTCTAAAAATCATAATTGGATTAAATGTAAATAAAAGTTTTATATCTTTTTTGCCATTAGGTAAATGCATTGTATGATTAACAACACTACCTCTCCAGTCAACAATACTCGTTTCGTTTGTAAAAATCTGCATGGCATATTTACCCAAACATAAAACATATTTAACATTAGGTAAATCTTCAAATTCTGTATCTAAAATGTTTCGCCAGTTAATTAATTCTGTACCATCAATTCTAAATTTATCTTGAAACATAGGAAGTTTTCGTTTTATTGCACAAGTAATGTAACAATCAGAACGTTTAATGTTATATCTTTCTAAAATCTTAAATATCATTGAACCACTAGCTGTTGATAGCGGTGTATTTAACTTAACATCACTTTCACTAGGACTATCTAACAATACTACAATCTCAGCATTTTTATTTCCGCCTGATCCACATTCAATAGATAAACCTAACAAATTTGCCATTTTTTGTAATTTTTCATTTTGTTGCATTAGACAAAAACTCCCTATCTAACAATTTATCCAAAACCTCTTTAGCTGTACCGCTAAAGATTGCATCTTTTCGCAATATATAAAAGCCATACACATATAAACTATTAGCAACATCAAATCCGACAATAAATTTATCGAGATTTTTATTAAGTTTATGTGTAATTATTTGGTATATAATCATTTTACGCTCAACATTTCTTCTAAAAATTCTTGACATTCTTCATCAATAGAGAAATTAAGATTATCCATAGCCCATTTTACATATTTTGGATCATCTTCAATCAATTCATCTATCCTTTTTCCTTGATATTTACCAAACGGCATATAACTATCCATATGTTTTGGCTCATAAACACGTTCATTTGTTTCAGTTATTGATTTGAATTTAGTATCAGCATTAATAACTTCATATTCACGTAAAAGTCGAGCATTAGGATCAATATTATAATCAACTTCTGCACTTCTTTTTGTTGAATGAATATTGATTATTGTATTTGTTGCTAAATCTTGTACTACATATACTTTCATTCTTCTTTCTCCATAAATTCTTTACTGTTTACAGCTTCTTGCCATGTTGAATATTCTGCTATACATTTTCTATGAAGTTTTAGGAAATACTCATCATCATGTGAAAAACAAATACCATCTTTTGTAATATAATCAACTTCTACATCGCCATTTGAATAATAATAGATGTATGTAACACATACTTTACCTCGCAAAGTATTATCATCTTTATATTTATCCCATATCTGTCCTACTTTTATCATTCTTCATTCTCCGATGTTTTTACAATTTCAATCATTGCAACATTTTTAGTATTAATAAGAATAGTTGTTTTACCATCTGATTGAGGTAATTCTATTATTTCATTTTTTGATAATGCTTCTTTTAGAGTTTCTACATAATTTTCTTCATATACTGAAATTGTATAATATTTCATACTTCTTTGAGTACTATATACTGTAACACTATAATTTACTGATTTACTCATTCTTCATTCTCCGTCTTAAATAAATCATCTAATTTTTTCATAAAATCATTACCGAAAACATTATGTTGATTTTTTGGTGTATTAATATAATGAAGTTTTCCTTTTATTTCTTTTAATAAATCTTTAAGTTTTTTATTTTCTTTTTTAAGTAAAGAATTTTCTTTATTTAATTCATCACAACGCTCAACCCATTTATGAGTTTGTTCTGCTATTACTATTTTACTCATTTTAACTCCTCATTTATTTGTTGTAATAAGATATATGAAACATGATGATCATTAATGGTTGTAGAGCCTTCTATAAAATTCTCAACATATATTTTAGTTTCTTTTAGCAGTTCTTTGAGCTGTTTGTTTTCTTCTATAATTTCATCAACTTTCTTTATAAGTTCTGCAAAAATAGAGCTCTTCATATTCCTTCTAGGCATTTCTATATGGTTAAGTTTATTCATCAGCATAACTCCTTATTTTTTCATCAATAATGGATTTTTAATATTTTTCAAAGCAAAAACAAAAGTTTTTTGATCAGTGATAATATTAACCTTCTCTCTTGCTCTCGTAACTGCTGTATAAAGATTTTTACGATTACACATATAAATTAAGCTTCTATCTAAAATATATGTGATTTCTTTATACTCAGATCCTTGTGCTTTATGTGTTGTAATCACATAAGCTAAATCAATATCTTGTTGTGGATTGTATACAATAGTTCTTCCAAAGTATTGAAGTGATTGTTCCATAGGAATGTCAACAACTTTATCTCCAAAATCAATAGTAACATTGCCATACAACTTAATATCAGTAACAATCCCACTTTCACCATTAAATACTCCTAAATCGTAATTATTTTTAGTAAAAATAACTTTATCACCAATAAACAAACAAAAATTCTGATTTTTATCCCAATTGTGTCGCTGTATCGGAAAGCCTTCTTCAATTCTATCACCAAATCGACGCATTTGTATCATCAAGTTAAGCTTTAATGTACCGACCCAACTGTTTCTTCCTGTTGTTATCATTTGTTTATCATTTGTATAATATCCAGGATCATTTTCAATCATTTCAATTATATAATCTGTCGGTAATTTTTGTTGTGATGTAAACATCATGTTAAAATCTTTAGCTTTAAGTGGCATAATTCCTTTATTAATTTTATGTGCATTTTCAATAATTGTTGAGCCATCTTCTTGTCTGTGTATTTTTGTTAAGGTAACACTAGGAAAACGAACTAACATTTGTTGAAATTGTGATGGTTTATCATGTAAAACTTTACTTTCTTCAATAGGTTCAAGCTGATTACAGTCACCAAACATGCGAATACATCCACCAGCAGGTAATGCATCTATCAAATTTCGATGCAATTCATAACTTACCATTGCATACTCATCACACAACACAATTTTTTGTCTAATTGGATTAAGTTTATCTCGTTTTGGTGATGAAGCAACTAATGCTTTACCTGTTTCTTGATCAACTTCACCAGGCATCGGATATTCTAATAAACGATGTATCGTCATTGCAGGAATACCTGTTGCTTCAAAAATTCTTTTTGCAGCTTTACCAGTCGGTGCCACTAAAACAATATAATCTTCTGCAAAAAAGTTATATTTATCTCTACTTTCTATATAATCTTTTTTGAATTTTGTTCTGTTGTTGTCAATATATGTAATTAACTTATTATAAACAGCACGAATAATTGTTGTTTTACCTGTACCAGCTTCACCTGTAACAGCAACAATTCGTTTTGTTAAATCAAAACAAAGATTAATAGCTTCAAGTTGTTCAACATCGTATTCCATTTGTTAATTCTCTTTCAAAAGGTTTTTGGGTGAATGATGTTTTAATCATATAAAGGAAAAATATAATGAGAGTTTTTGCCCATTCACCCAAAAAAGTATTAATGATTACAGTTTAATGAAAAATGCATTCGGATGATCTCTAATGACATCCACAACAGTCTCATCAATTTTCTTATAATCACCAACAATTTGCACATTGTTTTCAGCTGTTGCGCCTTCAACAATTTGACCATTTTTATCGAAAACTTCCACCAAAAGAATACGTTTTGCTGGAGCTCTTTTTTGAATTTCTTTATCCATTTTATAAAATCCTTCTATTAAAAATTAAAACAAAATTTGTTAGTTGTTTATTGGTACAACTAACAAAACCAAGTCAGTTAAGCGGGAATATTAACCAACAACTTTTTTGAAACGAGCTGTCAAAGTATCCTCAAACGGCTCATTTGTAACTTCAATACGAGCAGACAAGCCCAACCATGTTGTCAAATCTACTGTATTTGATAACGGAGCACCAATTCCTTGAATAAATCTCTTCAAAGAGAACTTAGCACGTGCCGAATTATCTAACATAAGATAATTTGTCAGCTGTGTACCATTCGGATTGCCGTCAGTATAATCTGCAGGATACTCTTCAGCAGGGATTGACCACGTAACTTTTGCCATTTTGTGCTCACCATTTTTTGACATAACAGGTTCAGCAGACAAAATTGTTGCGTTATACTGTCCAGCAGGTAACGGTTTCGGTGCTTCTACGCCATTAAGATCTTCATCAAATTCAATTACAGATGATAATTCAGTCATTTTATTTATTCCTTTTCAAAAAATTAAAAAATTAAAATTAAAACAATGCATATTTATTTTTATACTTGTTAAATATACAAATCAAGTGTTAAAGTGTGATTTTTCCTTGAGCATTTTGCCACAATTCAAACCAGTCTTTAATTCCTTTGCCACCATTTTCAGGTGTATATTGCCATTCGATATTTTTACATTTAGATGTATCAATCATCCTTGTTTTCATAGGACTTTTAATACCAAATGGTTCAAAAAACAACTTTCTTTTTCCAGTCACAACAGCCATATACCAAATTTCACTTAAATTAATACAAACAGCCGTATTACTAGATCCACCAATCATAACAGTTTGTTTAATAATGTTACCCAATTCATCCATTTGACCATTATCTTCATGACCGATAATGATTATGTGCTTGTTGTATTTATTCGTAATTCTAATTAAATTTTGCAATACTTGTTTCAAATAACTGTTACGCCTTGAATAACCTGCCATTGTTGGTACTTCAACACTAGCATTTTTTGTATTAAGTACAGCAAACTTTAAGCATAAATCAAGCAAAGTTGTAGCACTATCCAAAACAACTGTATCAAAAGTGCCATCTTTTAAGTATTGTTCAATACCAAACGGATTATCAATACAACCTTGAGCAACAATATTACAAGCTTGTTTACTAAAATCAACAACTGTACAATTATCTCGTTCAGGTGAGATATTTAATGTATCAGCACCATTTGGATCAAATAAAAGCCATAATTTTTTACCAGGAGCTGTACTTGCTAATAAAGTTTTACCACAACCAGCAGATCCCCAAATCATAAGACTTAATCTTTTTTGAATATCTTGTACAGGTTTTGCTTCAACACCACCAATTTTAATGTTCAGAGCTTCCATTCTTTTTATCCTTTCCAAAAGCTTTTAACAATTCACGCATATTATTGTTAAACTGTAAACAATAATCAGCAACAGTTAATTTAACTTCTTCACAATTTTGCATATCTTTAACATTTTTACACAAACGTAAAGTATTTTCTGCTTCAATTGTGATAAAGTTCATTAAATTTTCAATT